CTCCTTTAAGACCTTGATTTTTATCACTAAGATCTCTAATTAAAGCAGTAATATATGATTTAGGATCCTTGCTACTAAGACCTGTAATATAATTATATAAAATAGAAGAAATATAAAGTTTATTATCTTCAAAATAGATATGGTCTTTAAATCTATTTTTTATTATTGTTGGAAGAGTATAGTCATTAGGAATAAATCGTTTTCCACCACCTCCACCTTTAGTATTGATAGTTGGGATACCATAATTTCCTCCTCCTCTTACTTCATCCAATCCAGCTTCTAATGATTGAATTTTATTTTCAATTTCTTTTTTACGTTCAGGATCAGTTTCAGACATTAATTCATCTTGAAGATCTTCAAGTTGTTGATATAAATCTTCATTTTCATTAATAATTGATTCTTGTAATTTCATTTTCTTTTCTGCTCCAGGCATAGGCATTCTTTTAACACCCGAAGCACTTTTTGGAGTTACTTCCATTTCTTTTACTTTTGAAGGATTTGTTGTTTTAGCTTCTTTATCACCCAATGAATCTTGAACATTAGATTTTGCTTTTTCAATTTTAATATCAGCGTCTAAATCACCATACCCTGATGCTTTATATTTGCCTTTTGGTTCTTTTGGAATACCTAAACCTGGTGCTTCATTAGTATATCCTACACCTTTAGTTCCAAACATTCCGTCTTTAGTATAGAATAAAGGATCTTTAGCTAGATTTTTAACAACTATAGCTTTTAATTCATCACCTGTTTTATCAGCATTTTTTTCATCTTTCAATTCAGCATAGAAGCCTTTCATGATTTCGTTAAAATTAACATTATCAGCATTTTTCATGTCTGAATTATCATATGAATTCTTTTGATCATCTGATACTTCTTTAGATGTTGTTTTTTCTTCTGCTTTAACTTCTTCAGCTAAAATTTTCTTCCAATCCCAAATATCAAATCCTTTAGATACAACACCACCTGCTGCCTCACTAATAATTTGTTTTGATTTTAATACATTAGTTGCTGTATTGAAGTCAGTATATTGATTGAAATATTCTGGAAATAAGCTACGGGCATGTTTTAGAAATTGATTTTTATCTCCGTTGCCACTCTTAATTGAGTTATATTGTTCTTGAAGTGTTGCCATGTTATTTTTTTTCTTTAACTAAAGTGATTATATCGTCTAAGTAATCTACAATAAGGTCGGTACCGTATTTTATTTTAAAATCCGGATTTGTTTTGTAATATTCCATTGTATCAGTTTTAGCACTTTTAAGCAATGGAAGTAATGTATTTAATTTGTCCTCAATTTTATCAAAATCGGTCATTCGAGTATCAATAAATTGTTTTAATGACGGATCTTGTATATTTAATGAGTTTATATATGAATCGGTTGATTCGTTTTCTTTTAGTTTTTTAGTCCATAAATCTTTATGTTCTATACCTTTAGCTTGCTTATGAAGTTTTTCAGTATCAACTGGTTTCCAACCCAATTTATAGTAATAAATATTTTGAGCTCCTTTAGCTTTTTTATTTGGATTAAAAACATACTTTTGAGCTGTATTTTCGCTTTGCCCTGGTGTATATGTAGCTGCATTTACTCCTGCTCCTGTTGCACTTATTTCTTTTAAATATTTCTGAACAAATTCTTTTAGCATTTCCTCGTTTACTGTTTTTAAAAGACTGTATTGTTTAGGATAATTTTCCCTCATATGGGATTTATACTGATTGAATAAGTAATTAAATCCTTTATATATTTCTTTAAATTTAGAATCTTTTTTTACTTCATCGTATATTAAGAATTTCTTATATTCTTCATTAAGTTTTTTGAATGCTCTATATAAAGCAGGAAAATCAGCATTGTATTTAACATCAAAAGTAACCTTACCTGTGTCCGGGTCGATATCTGATGGTGTTAATTCAAATGGTTTTGTTGGCTCGTTACTTTCCATTAGCTTGTTGGAGTTCTTCTAGTAAATCACAGTATTGAAGTAAATTCACTATATGTTCATTATTTACTTTATCGTTTTTTTCTAACCCAACTAAAAACGTTGCTACCTCATTTATTTTAATTTTAGTAACTTGGTTTTTAGTCTTTTTATTTAACGAAACCAATTCACTTTTCATTTCATTAATTTTAGTATTATAAAATACTTTTAATTTATCTGTATTATCTACACTATTGATAAATTCTTTAAGTATTAGTTTTTTATTAGTACTAAAATCTGAATATTTAGTGTTGAATTTTTCTAATAAGATTTTATATGTTAAAATACGAGTACCTTTATCATATTGAGAAAATTCATTCATAACATCTTCTTTAGGTTTATCTATTTTTTTAATTGAAGAAGTTAAATGTTCTAATAATACTAATTTGTTATTGATAATTTGTTCATGAGATTGTTTTTTATTATCACCTGTTGCTTCTATTAAAGTATAGATAGCGGCTTGAGATTTATAGTGTGGAAGTTTTGTTTTAAAAAATTCCTCTAAATTATAGTGATCTTTAATCTCATTAATTAAATTATATTTTTGTCTTTTAAGAGCTGAACGATTTAGTTGTTTTGCGCTTTCTAAAATTGCATTAATAACAACTTCAGCTTTACCTTCGGTTAGGTTAGTGCGTTTAAGTAAACTATCATACAATTTATATTCACGTCCTAACTCAGTTTTACTAAAATATTTTTTTAGAATATTAGTAGCTTCTGAATTTTTGCCTGATAGAGTATCTGCTGTAATTTGTCGTACTAGAAGCTCGAACAGGATGCCTGTGTTTTTGAATTTCGAATGCTTAATTAACATCTAAATGTTTGTTTTAATTATAAATATATAGGGAAATATCAATCTCGCAATTGATTTTCATCAAGTAATGATTCTTTTACCTTATCAGTTTGAAATACTAATTTTTTTTCTATTTCATTTAAAAACTGTTTATTTTTTAGATATGTAGTTTCATTAATTGATTTACTATTAAAATCTGGTTGGTCATCTGTTCTCATAGATTTCTTACCTAATCTGTCTTTTCCTAAAGCATTATCTTGGGTATTAATATTTGTAATTTTTTCTTTAGGACGACCCAATTCTAAATCATCTCCATATCCTGCAGGTACATTTCCTGGATCTGTTGTTATTCTACCTTTACCATAAAGTGAGGCTAAATCATGTGGTGTACCATATGATTTTCCTGTTTCTAATGGATCATTTCCTTCTTCAGTAATTTGGCCTAATCTAAATTTACGTTTAGCATCTTGAATAATAAGATCTCTATATTCATCGAATTGATCTTCACTAAAATGGAACACATGATGATAAATCCAATCTGTAGGTAATAATTGAGCTTCCATAATATTTTTAGCTAGATCTACTTTTTCCTTCATTAATGCAATACGTTCTTGATCGTATATAATAGAAGGTGTAGTTAATGAAAGTTCAAAATTAGTTAATGTTTCGCCTCTATATCCTTGAGTATATAAATGTACTAATGCAATCTTATATAATTCAGAAAGTACAATACGTTGTAATCTATCAATTGTACGAGCAAAACGAATATCTTCAGCTGCTAATGTTGCTTTACCACTTAAATCTTTCTCATAACCCATAAATGCTTTAGGTACTTTAAGAGCAGCAAATAATTTATCTCTTAAGTAAGCAACATCTTCAATACCATTATATTCTAAGCCTTTAGTAGTATCGATTTTAGTTGTTTGATCATTACCACGAACTGGAATATAAAAGTCTTCTAACATGTTTTGCATGTTATATTTTAAATTATACTCACCTGTTCTTTCATCAATATATGGTGTTTTTTTCATAGTGCGAATTGTCTTCTGCATGAAGTTTTCTACTTCATTAGGAGGAATAGCACCCACATTGATATAAAAAATACGTTTTTCTGGGGCACGAGAGATTCTATGAATTAACATAGCATCTTCCATTAATGTATACTGTTTAAATAACTTACGAGCAGGTTCAATATATGAACGACCATATGGAAGATAGTTAACATCTGTTAATAATCTAAAATGGGCCATTTCATAATTTTCAAAATAAATCCCACTTGCATCATCCTGCTGTTGATTAGGAACAGTAAACTGTCCTGTACCTCCTACATATCCATCAGGACTAAATCTAAATCTAATAGCAGATGGATTTTCTTTATCATAGTTTTCCTGACGCATAATATGGTATGCGGTGTAAGGAATAACATTATATACTCCAAATTTTTCAGCAATTTCTAGTTTTAAAAAGAAATCACCATATTTATTCATTTGGCGAATCCACGACCACATGTTAAACTCTATGTTTAAAACGTCGTAAAATAAATTATAAAGAATTTTTTGTACATCTTCATCAGAACTACGAATTTGAAGTACCTCGCCCATTTCATTTTTTAATGTGCATTCATCTGATATAATATCTAAAGCAGAAGCTACAATAGCATCTGTATCC